GCTACGCTCATGGCACGTTGCCTGTCCGAAGGAGCAACGGGTTAGCGCCTTAGTCAGTGGGATGAGCGTTCCAGTGTTCGGACAAGGAAGATAGGGCGCAGAATGGACCCAAGGGCCCATTTCCGCCCGAATCTATAGATTATAAGCCGTCGTCACCCGCGTACGCGCATGGCAACGAGTAAGACCGGATCGTTCTGGTTGACTGAGAATGTGCAACTGCCTTCAACGGCAGTGAATGGAGACCGGGCTCAGGGAACCATTGACCTTGGAGCTTATGTGGATGTTGGAGACCAACAAGCAATTGCAATCGAACAAGTTGATTTCATCTGGCAGAGAGATGGAGATTTCGGAACCTGCGCTGCTATTTTCCTCACGGGTAACGGAGCACTCACTTCTCAGTTGTCCGATCTAAACCCCGGCACTGCGTTTGTTCGAGCAGACGATAACAACCTAGTTGCATCAGGTTCTCTCAATGTGGAAGACAATACCCTGGGTAATGTGACTTCACACTCTGCCGACTTCTATCCAGACAACTTCGGTAAGCTGGACGAATCCAGAATGGTAGTCAATGACCAGTTGTACTTTGTCGTTGGTGTTGATGGAGCCGACATCGGAACTGGGGTCATGTATGGGACTGTCCGAATCAAGGCCCGCATCGTCAAACTCTCTACGAAGGACTGGATGGCCATTGCTATCCAGAGTACGGCAAGTGACAATTGAGGGAGTTGGCATGCCCAACTACTGTCCAAACTGTGGGGAATCCCTAGGCTCTTCGAGCACGAAGAAGGGTGATGTCCGCAAGACAGCCAGGAGAGCTTACGAACCAGTCAAGAAGAAGCGTAAGGCGAGCGCGTACAACAAGCGATACGCCAGGGAATACAAGCGTCTGAAGAAGCTACATCCACGCACAAGCTTCGCTGCGCTAGCTAAGAAAGCACACAAGGCAGCGAGGAGGAAGAAGTAATGGCGAAAGAGAAAGAACCGAAGGCGCATCAACTGTACAAACAAGTTCCATACGGTGTAGTCACCTATGGAGATCCCATCTCTCCTGGTGATCCAACCACTGACACTACCATTTCTTCAGGATGGGAAGTATTACCAGGTCCACTAGGAACATATCACCACTTTGTATATCGCACTTACCTAGATTTAGCGGGATGGTCTAAACAAGAATTGACTACCTTTACCCAAGGCGTTGATATCCAGAAACCGTTGATTCCAGTTTTCATTGGGGTTGTTCCTAACCTCTTTGAATTCGATTACATTACCACTAGGAAGATAACAGATGATGAATTAACATCCATCGGCTTGAGTGATAGTGTTCCCGGTTTTTCTGGTAACACTTTGGATTTGATGCAGATGGTGTATGGGGAGTGTACATCATATGCCATTAATGCACAAGTGGCTGGGACTTACGTACAAGTTGGCCAAGACCAATTCGGTTCAGCAAATCCTATGGCCACGGACAAACTACATTGGACTAGACATATGATTGTGCCTGCAGTCGCTCCGGCTTCAAAGTTGCAGATTTATCCCGCCAACTTGATTATACAGACATTGACAGTTGAAGAGAAAGACCTCGTCTGGATGGAGCGCCTTCGAAGGTCGTATGTGCTTCAAGACGAGGCGGATATCTGATGGGCCAAATAATCAATCGTGGCATCGGCTTCGGGATCTGGTGGATATCCAGCCCTACACGTGTGCTCAGCACGGTCGGCGTCGTTTGGCTGAACACTCTAGGAGGTAATCCAGTCTTAGACGCCATAGGTGGATGGTCCAGAGAGATGACGTGGGGAATAACGAAAGGAGCCGCTAAAGGAGCCTGGTCGGGGTTGGCATTCACAGCGCGTACTACCTGGTCGAGGTTGCTGCTTCCTGCAGGGATCTGGGCTCGACCAGCAGTGGTGAGAGTGGGAACCAGGATCGGAGTGGGAGCAGCAATAGCAGCACCCCCGGTGGCAGTGGCTGCTGGTGTCCTGGCTACTGCCGCTGTGGTTGGGGGAATTCACACAGCTGCGCTTCAGCAGACGGGGATGGTAGGCCCGAGCGCTCCTAAGACGTCCGACCCTAGTTGGTTCGGAGGACTTGAAATGAATCCGTACATGTTCAGTATGGGAACGGTAGTCTAGGACTTTCGTGTGTATTCGTTCAGGGATTGCTGTTCCCTGGGGACGCGTACCTGATTTCCGCACTCAGGGCAATACCAGGTGCGCCGCTCCAAGCTGAAGATCATCTTAGCTAGACATATTCCCCAAAAAGCCATTTCATCAGCATTGGAAAGAACAGCAGCTTGACAGATCGTCATTCAATCATCCACCCTATCGTGGCGCTCTGCACACTCAGATGAACAAACATCGCCCTCCACAGCCTCAGGAGCCATTATCGGTTCATCGCAAACAATGCAGTTGACTACGTACGTGCGTAGGCTCATTCAATCCCCAACTCCTTGTTGATGTCCTCGATTGTTTCAGGCTTCTGAAGTTGTGCAATCGTCTTGGCTGAAGTCTCTAGTCTAGTCGTTAGGGTACGAATTGCCTCGCCTACTGTTGTATATCCCAAGTCTTCCAGGATCCCTGACCCTCTCATCTTCTGGTCAAGGTCCCTCTTCTCTATGATAGCACTGAATACTTGGCTCCTACGGCCTCTAGGGACCTGTATGTAGGCACGATACGCTTGTTCTGTCAGGTTCAAACTCACTACTGGCATATGAACGGCGAGGTATATCTTCTTATTAAACCCTATTAACACCGGATCAGGATAGGCCAGATTAAGTAACCGATGGCTCCCATCGCTACGCTCATGGCACGTTGCCTGTCCGAAGGAGCAACGGGTTAGCGCCTTAGTCAGTGGGATGAGCGTTCCAGTGTTCGGACAAGGAAGATAGGGCGCAGAATGGACCCAAGGGCCCATTTCCGCCCGAAT